CTGGCGACGACCTCATTGTAGATCACCGCTTCCCTATGGGTAGCCTCTGGATTGGCAGTAACATTGGACCATCCCGGCTTGGCAAAGACCGCATGCGCCAGGCAATCCGTCCATTGGCGACGCCTTTTGTCCTTGTAGACGAAGGCGGCTTCTACCCGATCCTCAAATTGCCGCGCGTAGACCAGCAACGACGATCTCTCGGGGTGGCGATCCTTTACCTCGAAGATGACCGCCGGATGGGGAAGTCGCAAAGGCGCATCCATGATCAGGAATCGCAGATCCTCAACCGCATCGCTGTCAAACGCCTCCTGGTCGGCGAAATAATAGACCGGCGCGGTTTCAATACCCGCAAAGTGAAAGCCATAGGCGGATTTCTGGCGAAACCGCGCGGCCACCCGTTTGAATTCATAGGCCTGCGGAATCATGATTGCGCACTCCAGCAACGTTGCGCCCAAGCACAAGTTGGATGCCAATGCCCTGCGGCCATACCGCCCTTGCAGACAACCGAGGTCGGCTCGGCCGCCTCGCGGGGCAGCATTTCCCGGGCATCTGACGCCCGCACCACCTCAACGGCCCGGTCACTCATCCGCTGCGCGAGGGCTGCATCAAACGGCACCAGTTCCGCGTAAATCTCCTGGGTGTCGCGATTGAGCGCCGTGAACAATGCGGGGTTCGGCAGATCAAGATAGGCTTGATAAATCGCAATCTGGGCGGCATAGACCGGCTTGGAAATCGCAACGCCGCGTTTCAGCGTGTCTTTCCAACTCGACGCCCCGAGTGCTTTTGTTTCCCAGAGCGCAGGGTAAGCCATCTGCACGGGGCCATTCATCAGGCAGCCGTCAATATGCCCCTTGAAGCGACCATCCAGCGCCGAAAACCCGAACTGCTGGCGATCTTCGCGCTCGGTGCGCAAATCAAACCCGGCGAGCCGCAGCCCGTGTGCCACCATATCCTCACCGCGGTGTCCCGCCTCAAATATCCGCAGAGTTTTCGGGGCAAACGCCTGCCCCTCATCCTTGGGGGTCGCCAGAAAGTCATACTGAATCTGGCGCAGGCACGCCCGCCCGAGCCCGGACGAACTGACATAGGTTCGGGGGCGCTCTGCATCCCGGCCTGCGCTGAGGCCGGTATCGATGGCCGCGCTGAGGGCGGCGGTGATGTCGGGAAGGGTCCGGGGCGGCAAATAATGCGCGCCCGAGCGATGGTTCAAATCGATCATGGGGTTACCTCAAAATGGGATTTCGTTTTCGGGGGCGCGACCGTCGCGCTCGGGCCTTGCGCCCTGGGCCTGCATGCTGTCGATGTAGCCGGTGACCGCCGCCTCGATCAGCTGGTCGATCTCGGCTGCCGTGCGATCAAGGAAGGGTGTCATGAGGCCAAGGTCACTGAGCGCCTCGGCAAAATCCTTTCGCGCATCAACGATGGCCTGTGCCTCGCGGGCGGTTTTATCAATCATTCCGTAATTCCTCGTTGCGAGGTTCGCGCCGATGTCCTGGCACCGGCGCGAACAGAAGTTGTAGGAGGGGAACTGAGCCCTCTGCAGGCGCAGACAGAACCCGAAGCCCCGGGAATCACGGCCGCAGATAGCGCAGACGCCGGAGGCATCCGTCAGGCGATCAGGAGGTGTTCGAGCTCCGTGTGCTGCCCCGGTGCCTCCCTGATCTTGTGGGACGCCAGAACGATGAAGCGGCTGATGGCGACGGACGCCATGGCTTCGAGATCGGACAGCCGGAGACTTGCGATCGAACGATCCAGTCTTCCGCGTGCCTCGAGCCATGTGCCAATCTCCTTTGCCGCTTCGCGCGTTACATGCGCCTGCCATTCATCCGGGGACATCGATTGAGCCGGGCTCAGCTGTTCAACCAGGCCGGCGCCCCGCTCGGGGGTGGCGGCGGCGTTTTGCCCGATTGTGACTGCGCGGCGAGGGCCTGCGCAGGCGCTTGCGCATTCCAGGCCGGTGGCGTCTGCGCGGTGGATTTCCGCGGCGGTGCCTTGACCGGATCGGGAGGCACGTTTTCGCCGCGCATGATCGCCGCGTAGGCGGGCTCATTTGGCAGCACCACATTGGCCAGCTTGTTGCTGTCGCGGTAATGCGGGTTGTCCGAGCTTTCCACCATGATGCGTGCGGCAAAGGTGATCCCGTCCAGATGTTTGAGACCACCAATCACCCGCTTTTCCCGGGCCGTCTGGCTGGTATCTGCAGGATCAAGACCAAGTGCGCTGTCGATCATCGCCCGGAAGGTGCTTTTCGAAATATTCCAGCCCTTCGACTGGCCCTTTTCGTCCAGCTTGCCGCCGGCAACCGTGAAGTTCTGCCAGAACTTGCGCCGCGCGAACGCGCCTTCGGCCACCGTGAGTTCACAATCAAGCATCTTGGCATCGCTGTGGCTGGACGCCTTCAGCAACCCGGCATCCATTTCTGTCGCGCCATTGCTGCCACCCGGGCGGATTTTCAACATGACCCTGGCGAAAGTGCCATCGGGGATCAGCTCCCCCATCGGGGCCATTTGCGGGGCGGCGTCATTCAGATCGTAACTCATGGGTTCAGTCCTTTCATTGAGGGATCGGGGGTAATGGGTGTGGTTGGTGTGTTCGGTGTGGCGCGCCCGTCGACCTTGGCCAGCAGCGCCGCGAGATCAGGTGGCTCGGTCATGTCCAGCCGACCCGAGCGGTCTTTCGCGGGAAGACCCCAGGGGTTGCCCGATTTGCAGACCAGACGTCGGTCGGGCGATGCCTCATCCAGAACCCAGGCCCCGTCAGCGTCCTTGCCAAAAAGCTGCATCGACAGGACCTGATCGACGATCCCGGGGAGTTCGCGTCCGGCTTTCGAGCCTTCCATCTGCGGCACCCAGGTTGAGACACCGAACTCGTCGGTCAGTTTTTCCAACACGCCCACAAAGATCACGGTCTTGCCCCGGGCATGCTGGAGGTGTTTCAGCGCCTGGATGACTTCCCGGCCCAACAGCCCGTAGGCCCCGCGAATATCCGGTTTGCCGGTGCGTTCCGAAAACGCCTCGGCCTGTTGTTTGGCATAGGCCATGGCCTGGCGCGTCAGATCGGTGATCGAGTCAACGAAGATGATCGAGCGGTCGCTGAGGAACTCTTCCAGCCCGCTTGTCGCGTATTTGGCCTGCACATGAGCATGGTACCCCGCGCCATAATAGCTGTCGGGATGTTGCGCCGGGTCCGGGCCGCCGATCAGGATCACAAGATCGCGAAAGTCCTCGAAACTGCGGATTGGAATGCTGGGGCCGCGCCAGTCCTGAACCGATTTCATGCCGGCCTCGAGATCAAGGCAGACGGCCTTGTCCTCGGGCAGCGTTTTGATCAGCGTGGTTTTACCGACGCCGGGCGGCCCGAAGATCGCCAGCGATGTCTTGTTCTCAGCCGCAGACAATCTCTCGTCAGCGGTAATGATGCGCACTGTCATGGTGCTCTCCTTGGGGTGAATGAAAAGATCATCAGCGGCGGGGTTGAACCGGGCGCCGAAGGGGAGCCTGCCCAGCCTCGCAGTCTGGGCGTCCCCGCCGCCGAATTCAGGTTTGCTCTGCCGCCTCAAGCCGGAAGGTTGGTTTGCCGCTGCCGACCTTGCGCGCAGCCTCAAACCCCTTGCGCCAACTTTCTGGCAGGGCCGTATATCTGCGCTCCGGCACCTTCAGCGTGGTCTCGATAAACTCGGCCGGGTCATCGCCCGCCGCCTCGATGTTGGCCCCGATCCGGGCGAGCCGTTCCTGATCCCAACTCACACGTTTGGGCAGATCGGCCACCACCGTGAAATCACCGTCGGCAAGGCGAACGGTGCCGGTGTCCTTGCCGCAGGCGCGCCGCGCCACGGTGGCGCGGGTGGCATAACGCGCCTCAAGCGCGGCATTGAAACGTGCCGTCGCGGCCTTCATTTGCTTGCTGGCCTGCGCCAGATCGCTCTGCAGGCTGGCCAGAAACTCGACAGGCATCTCAGCCAACTCGCCAATTGGCAGGTTGAGCATCTCCTCCGTGCTCGGGGTGTTGTCGGGATAGGGCATGGATTGGTCTCCTTGGATGAATTGGAATTGAAAAGCGGGCATCAGGCGGCCGGATCCAGAAGCAGCCTTGAAAGCGAGGCAGCGGCGGTCTTGGGCTTGGGGCGGGCGATGGCGATGTAGGCGAACTGGTCCGTTCCGATGCGCTGCTGCACCAGATGCACGAGGCCAAGCTCTGAAAGCCGGTAGGCCGCATTCGCCGTGGCTCGCAGAGCACGCAGGTCGGCCTCGGAAAGTTTCGAGAGGACAGCAGTGATCTCGATCACCAGAAATCCCCGGTGATATTCAAGCCGCTCGCCGGGGGCAGCCACATCTACCC